AAACAGCCAGCCGAAGTCGTGGCGCACCTGATCAAGGCGACGGATGGCGAGGACGACATCGCCTATGGCGTCCTCGATCCCAGCGCTTTCAGCGTGGTTGCCGGCCCCTCTATCGGCGAGACGTTTGCCCGGCTCGGCGTGTTCATGCGCCCTGCCGACAACTCCCGCCTGTCCACGCCCAAGCGCATGGGTGGCTTCGACCAGATCAGACATCGTCTCCGGGGCGACCCCGGAGGCGAGCCACACGTCTACGTCTTCGATCATTGCAGGAACCTGATCAGGACCCTTCCCATGATGCAGCACAACGAGCGTAATCCCGAAGACATGGATACCGACGGCGAGGACCATGCCGTAGACGAATTTCGCTACGCCTTGATGTCACGACCCTTCACCGCTACCATGCACACCCCGGAGGACCGTAATCCGTTGCGTGTCTCGAACGCTCTCCGGCTCCACGAGTTGCAATAGATGGCCAGAGACCCCGCGCTGGAGCCTGTTCCAGAGCCTTCTGCAAACGCAGGCTCGGAGCCCGACCGCCTGCCGCCGGACCTTGGCCAGGAGCCCAGCCCCGAAGACGAAATCGACAAGAAATACTGGGAGCAGTGCCTGAGCGACGCGGAGCGTGCCGAAGCGGACTGGCGCTCCCGCGGCCGCGACATCGTCAAAATCTACCGGAACGAAGGCCAGTACCAGTCCACCGCCTCCCCCAGGCGCAAGCTGAACGCCAACCAGACCTTCAACATCCTGTATTCCAACACCGAAGTCATGCAGCCGGCCGTCTACGGCAAGCCGCCGACCCCCGTCGTGCGTTCCCGGTTCGTCAAGAAGGCCGCCCCTCCCCAACCCATGCCGATGCCGCCGATGATGGCCCCGCCTCCTCCCATGGGTGGCCCTCCCGGCATGCAGCCCCCGCCGATGGGAGGTCCGGGCATGCCTCCCGGCGGGGGAGGCCCGCCGCCCATGCCTCCTCCCGCGCCGATTGACGCGGGCGCGGGTGCCGGCATCGACATCAACATCAATGCCCAAGGGCTCCAGCCACCCCCTCCCCCGCCGCCAGCGCCGCCCCCGATGATGCCTCCCGACCCCGGGATGATGCCGCCGGGCCTCCTGCCGCTGCCGATGGGGATGCCCGCGCAGCAGGACATCGAAACCGCTGCCAGCGTCATGGAAAAGGCTCTGGAGATCGTCCTCGACGACGACGTCTCCCACGAGGCTATCCGCGCCGCGGTGAAGGATGTCCTGCTGCCGGGTAGGGGCATCTGCCGCGTCAGGTGGAAGCCGGTCATCGAGCAGCAGCCGGTGCCGGACCCGGTCATGGGTGGCGATCTCAGCCTTCCCGGAGCCCCCGAACCCCTCCAGCAGGACGTGAAAGTCTGGGAAACCGTCAACGACGAGTACGTCTACTGGGAAGACGTCCTGTTCGATCCCGTCCGGCAGTTCGCCGACGGCTCCTGGATCGCGTTCCGGCATCTCTTCGATAAAGCATCCCTCCTGTCCGAGTTTCCCGACAGCGAAGAACTTAGCCGGCTAAAAGACCTCAACAAGCTGGACGAACTCCTGCGCTGGACCGAGGAGAGCGCCGCCAAGAACGCCGTCGGCGGCGGCGGAGCCCTGAAGACTGCCGACAAGCTCGGCGACGTCATCAAGAAGGCGATGGTCTGGGAAATCTGGAACAAGACCGACCGCCGGATCATCTGGTTCATCCGCGAAACGTCGGGCATCTGCCTGCGTGTCGACGAGGACACCCTCCAGTTGGCCAACTTCTTCCCGGTCCCCAAGCCTCTCCTCGCCGTGACTACCACGGACACCATGCTTCCCCGCGCATATTACGACCTCTACGCCAACCTCGCCGCCGACCTCGAAGAGACCTCCCAGCGCATCTCGAACCTGACCGAGAAGATCAAGGTCCGCGGCGGCTACAACAGCGCCTCCCGCGAGATCGCCGATATCCTGACCGCTGCCGACAGCAAGATGATCCCCGTAGTCGGCGTCGACATGCTTCAGGGAGGGCTCCAGAACCACATCTGGATCGTGCCCATCGTCGAGTGGGTGAACGCTCTCCGGGAACTCTTCCTCGCCCGCGACCAGATCAAGCAGGCGATCTACGAAGTGATGGGCATCTCGGACATCATGCGCGGCGCGACCAACCCGCACGAGACCGCGACCGCCCAGCGCATCAAGGGCACGATGGGCGTCGGCCGCCTCAGCGACCAGAAGCAGCTGGTCGCCAACTTCGTCCGCGACTTGGTCCGCATGAAAGCCGAGATCATCGCCAAGAACTTTGACGCCCAGACCCTCACCCTGATGACCGGCGAGGACGTCACCCCCGAAGTCTTCGAAATCCTCCGCTCCGACTTCGCCCGGACCTGCTCCATCGACATCGAGACCGACAGCACCGTCGAGCTCGACGAGACCCTCGAACAGGAAAGCAACGCCAAAATCCTGATGACCATGCAGGGCATCATGACCGGCGCTGCCGGCCTGTTGCAGCTTCAGATCCTGCCGCCGCCGATGGTCATGCAGTTCACCCTGGAACTGATCAAGATGATGCTGCACCCGATCCGCAACTCCCGCGGCGTGATCGAGATCATCGACGATTTCCAGGAGCAGCTTCAGGCGCAGATCATGGCACCCCCGATGCCACCGCCGATGATGGGCCCTCCCGGCGTACCCCCGCCTGGTGGTCAACCGGGAGCCCCGTCAGGTCCGCCGCCAGGCTCGCCCTCACCCGCAATGCCGGGCGGCGGACCGCCCATGCCTCCAATGAATGGAGCCCTGCAATGATCGCTGCCATCGTCAACCTGATCATCTACATCGTCGTCCTCGGCATCCTCTACGCCGTCGTCGTCTACGCCGTGGACAATCTGCTGCCGGACCCGCCGGCCCGGATCATCAAGGTGGTCTGCGTCATCCTGCTGGCCCTGGTCCTGGTCCTGATGCTGATCAACCTGCTGGGCGGCGGTGCCGGACTGGACATGCCGAAACTGGTGCAATGAAACTGCTTCCCGAGACGAGGAGAGCCCACATGGCCAAAGCAACCAAGCGCAACGGCGACGAACCCGAAGCCGACGAACCCACCCCGAAGACCGAAGGCGAGCTTCCTTCCCAGTCGGTGCCCTACCCGACCGGCGGGACGTACAAGCCGCCGCTGGAATATCTGGCCGAGGAGACCGCGCCGGCACCTGAAGCCGCCAAGGCGAAAGCCCCGGCCCCGGCCACCGAAGACGACTTCGACGAACCCTTCAGGAAGGGGAAGAAATAACCATGCCCGCCGATCTCAACCGTTCCAACGACACTCCCATCGCCACTTTGAAGCTGATGGAAATCCCGGTTAAGAACTGGCACATCTTCCCCGGCCCGATCTCTGCCGCAGCAGTCGCCCGCCTTTACCAGCCAGTCTATACGTGGAATGGCGGCGTCTACGGCGACGACCAGATACTGGCCAAGACCAACGTGCTGGTCGACGATCAAGGCCGTGGCGACTACACCCCCAGAAATCAGGACGACAAGGCCAAGCTGCCGGGAACCGCTCCGCCGAACCTGATCGCCGGCGAGCCCGACTTCACCATCGTCACCGACATCACGGTTCCCAGAGGCTACATCGGCCCGAAGGACCCCTACTCCAAGCCGGCCCCCGCAGCCCCGACGATCTCCAGCCTCGCGCCGAACACCATCGCCGCCGGAACCCCGAGCCCGCTCAGTGTCGTCGTCACCGGCACCGGCTTCACGCCTTACACCGCGCTGATTGTCGGCAACATCCAGACGCCCTACGTGCAGTATTTCAGCCCGACCAAGCTGGTGCTGCTGATGGACCCCGCCCGATCTACGCCCGGCGTTGTTACCGTCGTCGCGTGGGACCACTCTGTCAGCAGCGCGCCGAGCAACTTCACCTACACATGAGGTACACGCCGCCCAAGACGCCGATCTGGTGGCACCTGCTGATCATCGCAGGAGCCATCGTCTTCCTGATCTGGGCGGGCTACGCCGTCTACACATCATAGGAGAGCAGCATGCCTACCAGCCTCGACAGCGTCACGATCACCCCGGCGATGATCGCTCCTGCATGGGTGAAACCTACCGTCTCTTTCACCACGGTCGCCGGCAAGGCCACCATGACCGATGTCTATCTCCCCGCTACGACTGCCGAGAAGGCCGGAGCCCCCGGCGGCGTCTCCGCGGCCGTCAGCACCGACCCGAATTACTCTTTCGCGATCACTGCCGAAGGCCCTGCCGTCGAGTGCAACGCCACCCTGTCGGTGACCAACGTCGAAAGCTGAAAATGAACATCCACGGGGCCAAGCCGCGCACCGCTCCCGAGGTCATCCAGACCCGCCTCGCCGAACTGGCGGCGTCTTTCAAGGAGGCCGAGGACGTCATGCACAGGTTCGACGGCACGGCTTCAGGTGAGAGCTTCGGCGTGCCGGAAATGCGCGAAGCCCACCGGTTTCTGGAGACCGCATGGCTGTGGGCGCGAAGCGCCATAGAGAGGAACTGACGATGCCGAGTTCGACACCCAAGCAGGCGCTTGCCATGCGGATCGCCGCCGCCGGGAAGTCGAACATCGGCATCCCGCAGAGCGTCGGCAAGGAGTTCACCGCTGCCGACAAGCGAAAAAAGCTGGCCAGGGTGGTCAGCAGGAAGAAAGGTTGATGGACACGCGCCGGGCACTTGCCGAACTGCTGGCAGGGCGAAAGCCTCGCCGTCCGCAGGCTGTAGACGTAATCCAGCCCGACTGGTGGCAAGGCGGCGGTCCGCAGGAGGCCCCCCGGCCGATGTTGCAGCCGCCGGGGTCGGTGGACATACCCGGCATGCCGAGC